TTACAGGAACTTTAGTATTCACTTTAGTCGTAACATCTTTCCCTTCTTCAGAACTAACGTCCTGTTCTGAAGGGTTGGTTAAAGGTTTGTTTTCTTTTTCCATATTTTTTTATGTTAAAACACTTAGTTAATCATCTTCACATTCGACTTTTAATTTTTATATGAAGGTTTGATATTTACATTATTTAAATCTTCTCACAATATCATTCGTTTTCTCAATATTCTCGTCTATAAAATCATTGTAATTGATAATACCTAATATATCATCTAACCATTGTTCAATGATTTCTATCGCTTTCTTTCTAGCTAACTGTTCTACTGCAATATTTCTATAATTAATTTTAGTATTGTCTATATCTCTAACCGTGTCTAGCTCTTTAATACGTAAAGCCAAAAGAATAAGCAGTTCTTTAAAATCTTCTGATTTTGCTAGTCTTTTGATTCTTTCTGATTCTTCTATTTTTTTTTGTTCTTCTGGTTCCATAATTATTTTTCTTTATTAATTAATTTAACTTTTTTTAATTACAATGATGGAACTAATGCTCCTCCTGTTCTTTCGGCAGTATTAGCTTGTGCAACTTGTTCTGTTTCTGAAATTGGTCCTTTTGGAAGAACTCCAGAAGCACCTTGTTTCGACATAGCTTCAGCAGCGGCTTTTTGTTCTAATTCAGCTTTTTGTTCAGGACTTCTTAAAAATCTTTCAGAACTTAATCCCATTAAATCAATAATTTCAGTTACAATCTTTTCACTATCAACATCTACACCTGCAATATTGCTATAACCAACCAATAAATCATTAAGTTGTTTTGCTAATACGACTTTATTAAATGATTCGGCTGTAACAAATACTTCTATATAATCTAATAAATTCTCAGGTTTAAATAATTTTTTTCTAACTTCCAACCATCTATCTCTACCTTGTTTTCTATATACATCAAATTGTTTTTGTTTAAGTTGTTCTATCTCTTGAGTAGTTGGATAATATCCTTTTGCTTTTTTAAATTTAATAACTTCATCGGCTACCATGCTATCTGTAACAGCATTATCAATAACCTTTAATTCTTTAGGATCTCCTGTAATTCTTAAGAGTTCTTTATCTTTTAAAGAATCAAATATAGTTGGTAGAATTAAGTTTTCCATAAATTGACTTATAGAAAATCCCAATTCTTCTTGTTGAAGAGAAAAACCACTCTTCATTCCTTTTTCTTGTAATACCGCTGTAGTAGCTGGCATTGATGCTGGTAAGCTTTCTCCTCTACCTATTTCCCAAGCTCCTGTCATTCTTTGAGCCCAAAGATAAGCCATATCTTCATCTTTATATGAAGAAGGTTTCATATCTGATGTTCTTAATTCTGCAATATCTTGATTAATACGAGAAACTTGAATACCATGAGTCCCGTGTAATTGATTTAATGATTGAGGAGTAATACCAGATCCTTTTCTAATTTGAAATAAACCTAATTGTTTTATTCTATTTGTATTTAATCTCATATTAAATATTTCATTAATATATGATTGTAAATCAAATAAATCTTCACCTATTCCTAATCCTAACCATCTTCCATCATACATTTTAGTTCTAAATTCTTGATATGGTCTTTTTCCTGATTTATTTTCAGCAATTAATTGAACAATTGGTCCTCCACTTATATTTGAAATAATAATTACACCTTCTATAAGTTCTTTATCTTTTTCTTTATTTGTAGTTAAAAAATATTTAGGCATTAATCCCCATCTTTCAGTAACCCCTACATAAGGAATAGAAGTTGAAAGAGATATGTTTGGAATTCTTTCAATAGAGGTTGTTCCAATCAAATCATCTAAACGACTCCAATCAGTATAAGATCTAGCTTCATCTATTGTTAAATAGTTATCTTCAATGTTACCTGAAGATTCACATAAATAATTAGCAGTTGGATCAGTATAAAAATTTAAATTTTCAAGTAATTTAATTCCTACCTTACCTTCAAATTTGGTTTTCTTAAGAACAGCAACTCCTTCAACTCCAGCTTTTCTTATTGTTCTATTTAAAATCTGACCAAATCTCATTTTATCTAAATATGATCCTAAAATATAGCGAGTTAATATTGCTAAATTATATCCTGCAGGATTCTTAGCTCTTACTTGAATATCTTTTGTATCAATATCAATATTCTTAACTGTAGTTTCAACCATATCTCGAGTTAAGGGAACAAATAACTTTTTACGATTAGTTACTGGATCAAATTCTTTATCAAAAATACTGAAATAGTTTTTTCTAGCTCTTTTTATTATATTACGACCTTGAAAACGAATTTTTTCAGTAAGATTCGTTTCCATCGGTTCCCATTCTGATCTCTCACCTCTAACAAGAGCTATAGCTTCTTCTTCTATTGTTGCTTTATTTATATTCATTTTATTCTTGCCCCTCTTATCTATTATTCATAAAACTTTTGAATTCTTGCAATATCTCTTAATACATTAGGATATTTTCTAATATCATAATCTCCTTTTTCAAATTCTCCTATTCCTGGAGTATATGATGCCATTACGTTTTCAAAAGTAACTGGAACTTTCTTTTTTGTTAATATATCTGGAATAACTTCATAAATATATTGAGTTCCATACATTCTATTAATTTCTGGATCTTTCCAATATTTATCATAACTATATATTTCTTGATCATTTTTTTTACGATAAGCACTAATATCTTTCCAAGTAGGTTCTTCTAATTGCATTAATCCTCTAGAGGTTCTTTTTCCTTTAGGTGTGTATTCTGCTGTTGCTACTCCTGAACTTTCTTTTTGAATCATTGCATCGATTAATCTTTCTTTTTCTTCTGGTCCCATTGGTAATCTAGATCCTATTTTAGGAGCCCATTGTGGAGGAAGATTTGGTTGAACTAATGCTTGTCCTTGCATTGCTGTCATAGGAGGAGCAATAGGTTCAGCTATGGGTTTTTGAACAGCTCCTAGAGTAGAGTTAAGAGGAGTAGGAGCAGGTTGAGTAGGAGTAGGTTGAGTTTTCTTCATTGCAGATACTACTGGAGCTATTTGATTTTGATTTTGTTTAATAAGGCTTTGGCTCGCACCACCAGGAGCCTCAAATGTTCTTGATGTTTTACTTATTAACCAATTCATTAATTTTTGTCTGAAATTTTCATCTTCCATATTTTTTACCAATCTGTACCTTCGCGATCGAAGATTAAAGGTTTAATTGTTCCGGGTCTTTCATTTGGTAGATCCCATATTGCTAATGCAAGGGAGGCTACACAATCATCATAAAAGCCCGCTGGAGCACTATAAGTTACATTCCCTTTATCTGTTTTTGTATATGCGAATGTTTCTAATTCGCTAATCAAAACAGGAATATTAGGAAAGGTTAACTTCTTTTGTTGTATAAAAATAACTAATTTGTCAATTAAATGTCTTTTTGATTTATTTGTGAACTTATAATCCTCTACCGATAGATTCATATCGACTAAATCTTCGAAAATAGGATCTCCAACTCCTGTTGAGTCAACAAATACTAAAGCGTCATTGTAATCTTGAGCGATTGCTCTAATTCGTTTCTTCTGTAATCCCCAAGGAATCGTTTTAAAGCGGTCCATTTTAACTAAATGATGATCTTCTCTATCTATTACACAAACAACGGTATAATCTTTAAGACGACCTAAGTCTACACCTATTACATATAAATGATTTATTTTAGGTTCTTCTTCTTTTCCACCAACACAACTTGAAATGTTACGGAAAAGAGTCGTTGTTCCATCTTCGAAACTAGCTTCATATTCTGTTAAGAAGATTCCACGCGGTAAAGATTCTCTAGCTTCTGCAATATCTTCTTCTAAATTAGGAATAGTTGGATTATCTATTGTTTTAAATTGAAATGAAATATAGTTTTTATCTTTTTCATCTCCTGTTTGTCCTCTATTCCATAATCTATGAAACCAATTCTTTCCAAGAGGTGTTGAAATGAATATAGCTCTTCCATTACGGTCTGTTAAACATGGTCGTAAAAATGATTGCCATATTCTCTCTTGAATTCGAGCTGCTTCATCCATTATTAAAAGATCTAAGCTGTCTCCTATTAAACTATCAGGGTTTTCTGCGGATTTACACATTACAAATGATTTTGTAGCTAAACAATGAATCACTTTTTCTGAATAATTAATTTTAAAATCTTCGGGATCAAAGAAGTTCACTACCCAAAATACTAAATAATCGAATACTTTCTTAGATAATTCATAGTTTGGTGCAACGATCCATACCTTCTTTTCTGCTCCCCATAGCTCTCTTAACGCGAGATAAGCACATAGGATTGTCTTTCCAAATCGTCTACCCGCACAAATTATCGTAAATCTTCTTTGTTTTTTAAGAACTTGTTCTTGTCCTGGATGTGGTTTAAATTTAATAAAATCCTTTAATTTTTCTACATTTAGGCTATATCTCATATAAAAAGGCTATTAATGCTAATATTGTTATAAATACTAAAGGCATGTTGTTATTTTATTATATATTCTAATTTTCTGACTAATTCCTCCTCAGCTCTATAGCAATCAGCAGAGGTAAACTCTTTGGATGTCCCATATTCTACTAATCTAGCTAATAATACATGAATAACTTCATGCTTCGCTAATCCTTTGATATAATCGGTTCTACTTACTCCTATATCAAAATCCTCAATATCTAAGTCCTGTGTTAATCCAATAATCCCTGTAAAAGAGGTGATATCTCGCGATAAATTCGCGTAATTCCCGTGTCCTGCTCTATGTTCGTAGACTATATCCCAATGACTAAGTTCGAACCTAATTAACCATAGTTTGCACTCTTTTTTAAATAATTCAAAGTCTTGCTTCGTTGTTTTCATATAAATAGGTCCCACGCTGGTTTTTTTGTTAAAAAATTTTTTTAGGTTGTTTTTAAATGTGTCCCATTAATAGGTCCCAAACTGGATTTTTGTAAAAATCTATAAGGGGATGATAATTATATATAGCGGGGCGTGAGGGGAGGGGTGGGGGCCTCATAGGTATCGCCCTATTGCTTTTCTTTTTATTATGCCTTATAATTACGTTGATTTTTATTTATTTTCTCCTTATAATATGACTCATTGGAGGGGGGTGCTTTTTTTCGTAACTTATTCTCTAATATATTTTACTATTTGATTTTCTTTTTAATTCGCCTTATAATATATTTCTATAGTATAACATATTTATTTAACTTAGGCAAGTTGATTCTTATTATATAATATGTTCTAATAGTTTAAGTTTCTCTTAATAAAGTTATG